AAGACGGTCCTGGTCGCCGGCCTTGGGCTGGCCATCACCCACCTGGACGGAGAGAAGGAGCCCGGAGCCCAGGTCCTCGTCGCCGCGGCCGAGAAGGAGCAGGCCCGGTACCTCTTCAACTACTGCTGGACGATGACGGAGAAGAACGAGCACCTGGCCGGGCGCTCGGTGCTCCGGGCCGTGGGGCCGAAGATCTTCATCCCCTCCACCACCGCGAGCCTCCGCGCGATCTCGGCCGAGGCGAAGGGGAAGCACGGCCCCAACCTCCAGGCCATCCTCTTCGACGAGCTCCACGAGCAGCCCGACGACAAGCTCTACAACACCCTCACGAAGGGGGTCGCCGCGCGCCGCCAGCCCATCACCATCTTCATCACCACCGCCGGGGACGACGTCTCCTCGATCTGCTACAAGGAGTACGACCACGCGCAGGACGTCATCAAGGGGACCTCCAAGGACGAGAACTACCTGCCGGTGATCTTCGCCGCCGACGCCAAGGCCGACTGGACCAAGGCCTCGACCTGGAAGAAGGCGAACCCCTCCTATGGCATCACGGTGAAGCCGGACTACCTGGCGCGCGAGGTGATGCTCGCCCAGGAGGACCCCTCCCGCCTGAACAGCCTCCTCCAGCTCCATCTGAACATCTGGGCCCAGCAGGCGACCTCATGGATCGCGCTCAACACATGGGACGACTGCAAGGCGAAGAGGGTCCCCCTCGTCATCCCGAAGGGGTGCCAAGTGGCCGCCGGGCTCGACCTCGCGGCGAAGTGGGACCTCTGCGCCTTCGTCGCCGCGGTTCGCCGCCCCCTCGAGGGGCGCGGGGGGCTCCTCACCCTGAAGCACCTCGACGCGGAGAAGAGAGAGCACATCCGCGAAGTGGTCATGGACTTCTCGGTGGACCTCCACGTCTGGTTCTGGATCCCGAAGGAGCCGATGCGCAAGCACGAGCAGGACGACAAGGTCGAATACTCCGACTGGGTCCGGCGGAACTTCGTGCGCGCGACCGAGGGGAACATGACGGACTACCCGACCATCTTCGAGGAGCTGACCGGGGAGATCCTCCCGGCCTTCAAGGACGCCGGCAGCCCCATCCAGGAGATCGGGTTCGACCCGGCCAACGCAGGGTGGTTCGTCTCGGCCCTCCAGAGCACGGGGCTCGTGGTCACCGAGGTCCAGCAGACCGTTGTGGCCATGAGCGATCCAGCCAAGCTCCTGAAGGCCCTCCTTCTCGGCGGCCGCCTCCAGCACGACGGGAACCCCTGCCTCCGATGGAACGCCCTGAACGCGGTCGCCAAGGAGGACAAGAAGGAGAACATCTTCGTCCACAAGGCCAAACCCCACAAGCGCATCGACGGCGTGATCGCCTCCATCATCGCCCTAAACCGCCTCCTGAACATGGTCCCGGTCCAGCGAAGCTCCTACGAGACCCGCAAGCCGCGCATCTTCTGAGGGGAAGGGGGAGAGGCGGGGGGCCATGCTCGGGGGCCATGCCCGCCCCCGAACGGAAGCCGGAGCCCCTGGAGACGGCCGACGTCCTCGTCATCGTGGGCGGAGTGCTCTTCGCCGTCGGCCTCGGCCTCGCTTGGTTCCCCCTGGGCGTGATGGCCGCCGGTGCCGAGCTCGTCGTCTACGGCCTGTGGGACGGCGGCCGGTGATCCGGGCCTTCCGCAGGATCCGCCAGGACCTCGGCATCGTCGCCCAGGCCCCCCAGCCGGACCCCGGCTACGGGGGCCTGGCCGCCTTCGTGGACCTCCTCCGTGGGGCCATGACGGCCGCCGGCGTCCGGATCACCCCGGAGAGGGCCCTCACGATCCCCACCGTGGCCGCCTGCGTCCGCGTCCACTCCGAGGCCGTGGGCCGGCTCCCCATCAAGATCTACCGCCGGCTGCCCGACGGGGGCAAGGAGGTGGCCCGGGATCACCCCTACTACAAGCTCCTGAAGGTCCAGCCCAACAGCTACCAGACCGCCGCGGAGTGGAAGTCCCTGGTCCAGACGGACATCGAGACCTACGGGAACTCCTACAACCTGAAGATCGTCATCGATGGCAGGCTCCGCGAAATCCTGCCCATCGAGGCCAAGCGGATAGAGGTGACGCGGAGCCCCTCGGGCGAGACCGCCTATAAGGTCTACGACGAGACGGGCGTCTCCCTCAAGCGGACCTACACCGCGGACAGCATCATCCACTTCCGCGGCCCCTTCGGGAACAGCCTCGTGGCCAAGTCCCCGAGCGACCAGTTCCGGGAGCTCTTCGGCATCGCCTACGCCATCGAGGTCTTCATCGGCTCCAGCTTCCGCAACGGCATTCGGCCCTCCGTGGCTTTCGCCACGGACAAGACGCTCTCGGAGGCGGCGCGGGCCAACCTCGAGAACTGGCTGGCGAACGACTTCGCGGGGAGCGACAAGGCCTCGATCGGGATGATCCTCGACGACGGCCTGAAGCCCGTCCCCTTCTCCTCGAACAACGAGGAAGGCCAGGTCGCTGAGCTGACCGACAAGGTGGACCTCAAGATCGCGCGGGTCTTCACGATGCCGCCCCATATGGTCGGCTTCAACATCTCCCAGCCGCGGGCGAACATGGAGCAGCAGGCCACGGAGTACATCCAGCAGGGCCTCGGCTCCAGGACCGAGCGCATGGAGCAGCGCCTGAACATCGAGCTCTTCGACGGAGGCGAGGGAGAGTTCTACTGCGAGTTCATGTACGAGGATCTCCTGAAGGGAGATCCGGCGGTGCGCGCCGAGTTCTACAACAAGCTCGTGACGATCGGGGTGATGACGCGGAACGAGGCCCGCGCCCGCGAGAACCTCAACCCCAAGCCGGGGGGCGATGACCTCCTGACCCCGAAGAACATGGACCAGGGGCAGTCGGCGGCCCCGGCTCCCTCGGCCTGAGAGGAAGCGGGGGGCCAACCTCGGCCCCATGGACCTCTGCTACGCCGCCGTCCTGCGCGCCGCCCTCGACACTCCCTGGGCCATCCAGCCCGAGAAGCTCGAGGCGATCGCGGCGTTCCTCGCGACCAAGGCCGCCGGCCGCGAGGTGGACCCGGAGGCCGCGGCCCTGACGCTCGGCGGGGGCGGGGCCGCGCAGGGAATACGCCGCGAGGGCAACACGGCCATCATCCCGGTGCTCGGGACCATCACCTACCGGAGCGACTCGCTCATGTCCTCCTCGGGGATGACGAGCACCCAGCGCCTGAGCGCCTGGCTCCGCGAGGCCATGGCCGATCCGGCGGTGAAGAACATCCTCCTCGACATCAACTCCCCCGGCGGCACGGTGCCCGGCGTCGGGGAGTTCGCCGCCGAGCTTCTCGCTGCGCGGGAGAAGAAGCCGATCGTCGCCTTCGCCAATCCCATGGCGGCGTCGGCCGCCTACTGGATCGCGTCCGCGGCATCGAAGATCGTGATGCTCCCCTCGGGCGAGATCGGCTCCATCGGCACCTTCTCGATCCATCAGGACCTGAGCCACGCCCTCCGGCAGGAGGGCGTCACCACGACCATCATCAAGGCCGGGAAGTACAAGACCGAGGGGAACCCCTACGAGCCGCTCTCCGAGGATGCGCGGGCCAATCGCCAGGAGCGCGTGAACGCCCTGAACGAGATCTTCATCCGCGCGGTCGCCAAGGGCCGCGGCGTCACCGCGGACCAGGTGAAGAGCGGCTACGGCGAGGGGCGCATGTTCTTCGCCGACAAGGCGGTGGCCCTCGGCATGGCCGACCAGGTCGGGACCATCGATCAGGTGCTCCGGGACATGAACGACCCGAAGCGGGGGGCCAGCCTACTCGGCGAAGCGGCGGCCATCGAGACGAACACGGAACTGGCTCGGAGCCTGAAGGACCTGGCGGCCCAGATGCGGGCCTGAAGGAGAGACGACCATGCTGGATGCGGAAGTCAAGGCCGCCCTGGACGAGATCAAGAGCGCATGGGGGGAGTTCACCAAGGCGAACAACCTCCGTCTCGAGGAGATCCGCTCGAAGGGGTCCGCCAGCGGCGAGCTCGTCGAGAAGGTCGAGAAGCTGAACGGCCGCATCGGGGAGCTCGACGAGAAGATCGCCAAGCGCGCCGACGCCATCGAGAAGCGCATCCAGACCGAGGGGCTCTTCGACGGGAAGAGCAAGGAGGGCACCGAGCAGGAGACGAAGCTCGTCGAGGCCTTCGGCGCCGAGCTCGGCAAGGTCATCACGGTCGAGCAGTACCGCGCCTACCGGAAGATCCAGGCCAAGGTCCTCCGCAAGGGGGCCGAGCGCCTGAACGGCGACGAGCAGGCCGCCCTCTCCGTGGGCGACGACACCAAGGGCGGCTACCTCGTCACGCCCGACGTCACGGGGAAGATCATCACCAAGCAGTTCATGACCTCCCCCATCCGGCAGGTCGCCGACGTCCAGACCGTGACCTCGGACTCCTACGAGGGCGCAGTGGACCGGAACGAGGCGGGCTCCGGCTGGGTCGGCGAGACGGAGACCCGCGCCGAGACCACGACCCCGGACGTCCAGAAGTACAGCGTCCCCGTCCACGAGCAGTACGCGGCTCCCCGCGCCACCCAGAAGGTGCTCGACGACGCGGCCGTGGACATCGAGGCCTGGCTGGCGGGGAAGGTCTCCGACAAGCTGAGCCGGGTCGAGAACACCGCCTTCGTCCTCGGCACCGGCATCAAGCAGCCGAGGGGCTTCGAGGCCTACCCCACGGCGGCCACCGCCGACGACACCCGGGCCTGGGGCACCCTCGAGCACATCCTCAGCGGCGCCTCGGGCGTCCTCGCCCCCGACCCCTTCCTCGACCTCGTCGAGCGCCTGAAGGACAAGTACCTCCCCAACGCGAAGTGGCTCTTCCACCGCCTCACGCTGGCCAAGATCCGCCAGCTCAAGGACTCCCAGAACCGCTACCTCTGGGACCCGGGTCTCAACGGCGTGGATCCCCCGACCCTCCTCGGCTACCCCTACCTCCGGTGCGAGGACATGCCCGTCGTCGCCGCGAACGCGCTCTCCGTGGCGTTCGGCGACTGGAAGCAGGGCTACCAGATCGTGGACCGGCTCGGGCTCCGCGTCCTCCGGGACCCCTACACCGCCAAGCCCTTCGTCATCTTCTACACCACGAAGCGGGTCGGCGGGGACGTCGTGGACTTCGAGGCCATCAAGTTCATCAAGATCAGCCCGTAGTGACGGGCTGAACGGCCGGGCCCCGCGAGGGGCCCGGCCCTCAAGCAACGAGGAGCCGCACCAGGGACGAGCCGGAAGGAGACGAAGCCCATGCGCGACCTGCACAACAAGATCAAGGCCGTCCGGGGCCTCAGCCCCGTGGCTTCCGCCGCGGACAACACGGCCTGGGTCTCCCAGATCGTGGACCGCCAGGGCTACGAGGCCATGGAGTGGCTCATCCTGACCGGCGCGCTGCCCGACGCCGACGCCACGTTCACCGTGACGATGGACCACGGGGACGCGGCCAACCTCTCCGACGCCGCGGCCGTCCCCGCGGACCAGATGGTGGGCACCCTCGCGGGCGCCTCCTTCATCTTCTCCGACGACGACAAGGTGTTCAAGGTCGGCTACATCGGCGTCAAGCGGTACGTCCGCCTGACGATCACCCCGGCCCTCAACGCCTCCGCCAGCCTCTACGCCGCGGTCGCCGTCCTCGCCAACCCCGGCCAGTTCCCCGCCACCTAGCGCCCACGTCTTCCTGGAGGGGGCCCCCGCCCCGGGGCCCCCTCCGCCGTCCTGAAACCGCCGCCCTCGCCTCCCTGGAGGACTCGCCATGGCCACCAAGACGATGACGTGCCTCAAGGCCTTCACCTGGGCCCACGAGGCGCGGTTCGTGCGCTCCCATGCGGAGGGCGAGGTCTTCGAGGCCGAGGAGGACCTGGTGGACGTCGCCATCGAGAAGGGCTGGGCCGAGCTCCTGGCCGCCCCCAAGACCACGAAGCCCGCCCCGGCCGCCCCCACGGACCTCTCCAAGATGAACAAGGCCCAGCTCCTGGCCATGGCCAAGGAGAAGGGCGTGGTGGTCCCCGAGGGCGCCACGAACAAGGAGATCGCGGCTCTCCTGGCCGTGCCCCCCGCGGAGGGCGCCGGCGGCGCGCAGTAGCCCCCGGGGCGGCGACCCATGCTGGCCCTGAAGGTCGTCACCCCGCCCGCCGTCGAGCCGGTCACCCTCGTCCAGGCCAAGGCCCACTGCCGGGTCGAGACCGACGAGGATGACGCCCTCCTCACGTCCCTCATCAAGAGCGCCCGCCAGGCCGTCGAGGAGCACCTCGGGCGCTACCTCATCGAGACGGAGGCGGACTACCAGCTCGACCGCTTCCCCACTGGGCCCCTCTACCTCCCGCGCCCGCCTCTCCTCTCCGTCACCAGCATCACCTACAGCGACTTCCAGGGCGGCTTCACGGTCTGGGACCCGGCGAACACCCTCGTCGATGCGATCAGCGAGCCCGCGCGCATCACCCCGGCCTACCTGAAGATCTACCCCTTCACGCTGCCGGTCTCGGGGGCGGTGAAGGTGCGCTTCAAGGGGGGCTACTGCACCGCTGCCGCCGCAGCCCTGAACCCCCCCGACTTCTCGGCGATCCCGGAGCCCATCCGGCAGGCCATCCTCATGCTGATCCACGACGCCTACGACAACCGGAGCCAGATCGTGATCGGCGCGACGGTGGAGGAACGGCCCGTGGTCCGCCACCTCCTCGGCCCCTACCGCTTCGTCTTCCCCCGGGTGTGCTGATGGACGCCGGGATGCTCGACGTCAAGATCGAGCTCCAGCGCGAGGCCGCGACCTCGGCGCCGCCGCTCGTCCCCAGCTCGAACCCCAACCGGGAACTCGACGACGCGGGGCAGCCGGTCGCCACGAAGGAGTCGGACGACGGCTGGATCACCTACGCGCGCCGCTCCGCCTCTCGCGAGGCGGTGAGGGGGAACGAGAACTTCGTCGGACAGCAGCGCCTGGCGGAGGTGGATACGAAGTTCAAGCTTCGCTTCCTGAAGGGCGTGACGGCTGCTCACCGGGTCAAGTGCGCCGGCAAGAAGTACGACATCATCGAGGTCCGCCAGTTCCCCGGTGGCCGCCCCGAGCGCCTGGAGATCCTCGCCCGGACGCGGGCCGAGTAGCGCCGCCTCGATCCCCGCCCGAAGCGGGGGGCCAATCTCTCCGTCGCACAGTCGCCCAAGGAGGACTCCCCCATGGCCAGGTCCGCCACCGCCCAGATCCTCATCAACCTCTACGCCCTGGTCCAGAACCCCCTCGACCTCTCGACCCCGAGCGATGCCTTCCAGAAGCTCTGGAACTTCGTCTTCGCCAACGGCGCCGGGAACAACCAGGCGAACCAGACCTGGCACGACACCCGGAACCTCGCCGCGTCCGGCACCGAGGACCTCGACATGGCCACCGGCGGCCTCCTGAACGGCCTCGGCGAGCAGATCGTGTTCTCGAAGATCAAGGCCATCTGCGTCAAGGCGGACCCGACGAACGTGAACGACGTCCTTCTCAAGCAGTCGGCGGCGACGGGCGTCCCCATCGGGAGCGCCGCCGGCGCCGGCCTCCGCGCTCCTCCCGGCGGGGCCGTCATCCTCATCGCTCCGCTGGCCGGCTTCACGGTCACCCCCGCGACCGGGGACCTCGTGACCGTGGCGAACGGCGGCGCCGGCACCGGCATCAACTACGACATCTTCGTCCTCGGCGTCCACTAGGCCCCGAGGGCCGGATGGAGATCCGGGCCGAGACCGTCGGGCTCAAGGAGTTCGAGGACCTCCTCGAAGAGCTCCCGCTTGCGGTCCAGGAGACGATCCTCGAGTCCTCCATGGTCAAGGCCATGGAGCCCGTTGCCGAGGCCGCGCGCTCCCTGGCGCCGCGGGGCCCTGAGGGGACTACCGGGCGCGATCGCAAGGAGGCCAAGATCGCTGAGGACTTCCTCGCGAGTCCGCTCGTCCAGCAGCGCCTCAAGGAGGGAGTCTCCCTGGAGAGGCTCACCGGCGGTCCGGACACGAAGATCGGCAAGCATCTCCTCAGCGGTGGGGCCGGCGGCGCGCGGAAGCACATGGCCGACTCCATCGACGTCTTCAGGCTTGGTTACGAGGACGCAGGCACCCTCGCCGTGGCGGTCTCGTACGAGCGCCGCTTCTACTGGGGGTTCTTCCAGGAGTTCGGGACCCCGCATCACGGCGCAAGTCCCTTCCTGCGCCCGGCGTGGGATGTGCTCCACGACCAGGTGATGGAGGACCTCGGGCGGTTCCTGTTCGACAGCATGGAGCGGACCGCCGCAAAGTTCGCCACCAGGGCGGCCGCCTGATGGTGGCCGACGGCGACCTCCGGGCGATGATCCTCGCGGACCCCGCGGTGAAGGCACTCGTCGTGGACCGGGTGCATCCCGTCATCCTCCCCCAGCCCGTCGATCTCCCGGCCGTGGTCCTGAACGTCGTCTCCGTGGTGCCGGTCATGAGCCACGCGGGGCCCTCGGGCCTGATGAAGGTCCGGGTTCAGGTGGACTGCTACGGGAAGACCTACCTCGATGCGGCCAAGGTGGCCCAGGCGCTGCGCACGCTCCTCTCCGGGTTCAGGGGGTTCGCCCGTGGCTCGAACGTCCCTGCGGTCTTCCTGGAGGCCGAGAGGGACCTCTACGACTCGGACCTCGTCCTCTACCGCCGATCCCAGGACTTCATCGTCTGGGACGCGGGGACGTAGCGGCGGCGCCCCTTCCCGAAGCGGGGGGCCAATCTCCTCGGCTACAGACGCCCCCGCAAGGGGGCCGGCCCCGAAGGAGTGAACGACCATGCCGACCGCCGCCATCCACGGGTACGGTTTCAAGCTCCAGCGCGGGGACTCCACCGACGGCGCGAGCGTGAACTTCACCGACGTCCTCGAGCTCATCTCCATCAAGCCCCCGAAGCTCGCGGCGGCCATGAAGGAGGTGACGCACTTCCTGAGCCCCGGGGCCTACCCGGAGTTCATCGACGCCATGCGGTCCGGCGGCGTGGTCGAGGCCGTCGTGAACTGGCAGCCCCAGAGCGCCTCCCACGGCCTCGCCGGCCTCCTCGGCGACTTCATCGCCCGCCCCCAGCCGCGACGGGACTACCGGGTCCAGATCCCCCCCGCCACCGGCTACACGCAGTGGAGCTTCTCCGCCCTCGTGGCGGACTTCGAGCCCGTGGTCGGGCTCGACGGCCAGATGACGGCGAAGATCAGCCTCCAGATCACCGGCCAGCCGACCCTGGCCTAGCCCTCGTGGCGGACCGCGAGATCACGTTCGAGGCGTGCGGCCGGAGCTGGACGCTCCGCTACACCCAGCGCGCCCTGCGCGGGCTGGAGAAGGACCATCAGGTCAACCTCGACAACGTCTTCGACTCGTTCGCCAGCCCTGCGAAGACCGCGATCATCCTGCTCGCCGGGCTCGAGGGGAAGCGCTGCAAGGACGATCCGAAGGCGCCGCCCTTCACCGCCGACCAGGCCGATGCGATCCTCGAGGAGCTCGGGAGCATGCCTGCCTCGGACCTCGCCTGCCAGGCGCTCCAGCTCGCCCTGAACGGTCCCAAGAAGCCCGCCGAGGACCCGGGGGGCGCCGAGGGAAAAGCCCCGGGGGCGGGGTAGCCCCCTCCCCCGAGGGGCTGCCGGACTGGGATGAGGTCCTCCTCCTGGCCCTGGAGCATGGGGTACGGATCGGCGAGTTCTGGGACCTCACGCCGGGCGAGGTCCTCTTCGTCGTCGAGGCCTCCTTCCGGAGGCAGGGCTACCGTCGAAGCGCCGGGGCGGCGGCCGGCGCCGCGCAGAGCCCAGCGGCGATGGTCGAGACGATGAGGCTCCTGACCCTGATGTATGGCGGCAAGGACGTGCCGCCGAAGCCGGAGGCGAGCCATGGGTAGCACGATTGCCGGGAATGCGCAGCTGACCCTGAAGGCGAACGTCACCGACTTCAAGGAGAAGCTCGCCGAGGCGAAGAAGGCGACCAAGGACGCCGGCCGGAGCCTCGATGACCTCGCCGAGACCGCCGGCCGCCATGCGAAGAAGGTCATCGCGGCCCAGCAGCAGATGGACAAGGCCCTCGTCGAGCTGACGGGGAGCGCCACCCAGCGGCAGCTCGCGGCCCTCGAGGACCGCTACGCGAAGGTCATCGCGAAGAACAAGAAGCTCGGGAACGACACCCTCTCCCTGGAGCGGGAACTGGCCGAGAAGCGCCGCCAGATCATCATCCAGGGGACGAGCGAGGAGGTGAAGGGGTCGAATGCCGGCGCCACTGCCCTGAAGCGGCTGGGGACGGTCAACTTCGAGGTCGGCGAGAAGGCCCTCACCATGGGCGAGCGCCTTCGCGGCGTCGGGGCGGTCATGAAGGAAACGACCGGGCAGTCCGCCGCCATGGCGGGAGGCCTCGGGCATGTCGCGAAGGCCTTCGGGCCGGTGGGGATCGCCGCCACGCTCGGGATCGCGATCTGGCTCAAGTGGCGGGACTCCATCCGCGCGGCACAGCAGGAGAACCTCAACTTCCTGGAGTCCGTTCGCGGGTCCCAGCTGGGCCTGAAGAACCAGGCCGTGGACATGCAGGTCCTGAAGGAGCAGATCGACCAGTACCAGGCCTCGGTCGCCAAAGCCGAGAACAAGGTCCAGAGCCTGTCTACGGGGCTCGAGGAGCAGCAGCGCGTCCTCAAGGCGCTCCACGACACCACCTACACCGACAAGCTGCGGGAGTCCGAGGACGTCAAGAATCAGGAGAACAAGGTCCGCGGGATGCAGGAGGAGTACCGCATCGCCTCCGAGGAGCTGAAGATCGCGAAGGAGCGGGCCGAGATCGAGAGCAAGCGGGACTACGAGAGGGTGATCCGCCCCCTCAACGAGGCGAACCGCCTCAGCATCGAGAGCCTGCGCATCGACAAGGCCAAGGCCGAGGTCCAGGACAAGCTGTCCCGGCTCATGGGACGGGAGACGCCGGTCAAGCAGGCCCTCTTCACGATGGAGGAGAAGGCACTGGCGAAGCGCCAGGCCAGGAATGCCATCGACGAGAAGTACATCGGGATCCTCCAGGGAGTCACCAACGCGGAGAAGCGCAGGTCCCTTGAATTCCAGAGGGATCTGGAGATCGAGACCGCCTACCGCCGCATCTCGGCCGAGGCCCGGGCCAAGCAACTCGCCGAGGAGCGGCAGTTCGCCTTCGAGCGCGCGAAGCTCCAGGAGAACCTCGACCGGGCCCTCCTCGATCTCAAGGCCGAGAACGCCGGGAACCGCCTCGCACTGGCCCGTCAGGAGTTCGAGAAGGACGTCGCCCTCGCGCAGATCTCCGGGGGCTCGATCCGGACCATCGCGGAGACCTACCTGGCGGAGCAGGAGGAGCTCCGGAAGGTCTCCCAGGAGAAGGAGCTGACGGACCTCTACGCCCACTACAAGGACCTGATTCTGGCGGCGATCGAGGCCGGCAAGGAGGACCTCGCCCTCGAGGCGGAGATCCAGGTGCGGCGGGCCCAGATCCTCGCCAAGAATGATGCCGAGGGGAAGGCTGAGAAGGCCCGCGTCGAGGGGATCCTGAAGAGCTTCGGGCAGAGCACCCAGCAGGTCGCCGCCAAGGCCGTCCAGAGCATGGGGACGGTCACCCACTCCTTCCGCCAGACGACGGGGTCCATCCGCGAGATGAATGCCGAGACCCGCAAGGCGCTCGACCAGTTCAAGAACGTCTCCCTGGTCGTCAACGACGGCCGCGGGATCCAGCTGAGCGGCGCGAACATGACCGCCCTCCTCGCGGCGAACGCCATGCGCGCCGTCGAGGCGATCGGTCGGCCCGGGTACAGCCCGGGCGTCGCGCCTCGCATCAACCTGACGGTGAACAACACCGCATCCAACAAGGTCGGGGTCAATCCCTCGGCGCGGTGGCGGGATGACGGGAGCGTGGACCTGGGCGTCGAGGTCGGAGAGGACGTCCGCCTGGGCGGCGAGGCCGCGCGGAGCTACGAGGAGCGGTACGGGACGCAGCCGCGCGGGAACCAGCGCGGATGAGCGCCGCCGCCTGGCCGTTCCCGCGCGGCAGCTACCTCCTGCTTCCCATCCAGGGGGAGCCCGGGGAATCCATGCTCACGACCAAGGTCGGCCGCGGGCCCCCCATGAAGCGCCGCCTCACCTCGGACCCGATCGGCACCTGGGACGGCGCAGTCCTCCTGACGGGGGACCAGCTTCAGGTCTTCGAGTCGTGGGGGAAGGGGATCCTCCAGGGGTGGACGCTCGCTTTCTCGTGGATCGACCCCCGGGCCGACGGAATCCGGGACTTCGGGTTCCGCGAGGAGCCTCACTGGTCCCCCGAGGTCTCCGGGGAGTGGGCGGGGCGGCTCTGGCGGGTGGAGATGCGCCTCGAGGTCCTCCCATGAGCCGCAACGTCTCCGCGACGTTCCGCGCGGCCCTCCAGGCCTCGCGGAGCGGGGAAGGGCTCCTCCTGCTCATCTCCATCTCCCATGCCTCCTTCGCCACCCAGCGCTTCGTGGCCAACACCAAGGACGTGGTCTCCCGGGGAAACGTCTTCACCGGCTGGGGCTTCGAGGGGGAGTTCCCGAACGACCTCGAGACCTCGGTCGAGACCACCCTCAACATGGATGCCAGGGACCGGACCTTCCTTGACCTGGTCCGGGCCGCCACCGGGTCCCCGCCCACCGTCCTCCTCGAGGCCGTGACCCTGACCACCCCCGACACCGTCGAGGCCTCCGCCTACTTCGAGTTCCGAGCCCGGGACCCCGGCGACGAGGGAGTCCCCACCCGGGGGCGCTCCCTCCAGCTCACCCTCTCCTACGAGCCCCTCGGCCGGGACGCCTACCCCGGAGTCCTCTTCACCCCCGCCTCCGACCCGGACCTCTGGAGGTAGGGAATGGCCCGCCCCCGCCGCCAGCGGATCTTCGAGACGGCGAACGACCGACTCCGGCGCGGGCTCGTCCCGCCGGCGGCCCCCTGGGCGCCGGCGATCCTCGACCTCCCGGATCCCCGCTTCCCCCGCTACCGTCCGAAGCCGGTCGTCATGGGGGCCCGGGCGGTCAAGCCCCTCCTCCTGGCGAAGTGGCGGGACGGGAAGGTCTCGGACGGGGCCGGACTCATCGTGGTTCTGAAGACCTTCGGCCCCGGGCCGCTCCAGATCTCGAACCTCCGCCTCGGCTCGAAGACCCTCATCTCCGGCCGCGTGAAGGCCGCCGGACGCCAGAAGGGGCCCACCACGAGCCCGATCCCCTTCTGGTACGAGCTGGTCGAGGGCCGTGCCGGGGATCCGGGGCTCACCATGTTCCCCCTCGCGTTGGACGCCGCCTTTCCCGGTGCCCCTGTCCCCACCACCGACTCGAACAGCTTCGCGAAGTGGTCGGGCTCCGTGCTCACCCCCCCCACCACGACCACGGTCGAGACCGTCGTCACCTTCCCGAACGGCCTCTCGAAGAAGAGGACGAGCGCAGGGCAGACCTACTGGGGCGCCGTGAACTGCACTCTGACGGTCTGCGCGCGGCCGATCGGCTCCTCGGCGGCCGCCGGGGACTCCGGCACCTGGTCCCAGTCCTTCAGGGTGCTCGGGTTCGACGACACTCTCCCCATCGAGGTCGTCGTGAACCTCGACCTCGACCCGGATCCGACGAAGAACGGCTACAAGAAGGGGTGGGAGGTCCGCTGCCGCATCAGCAACGTCTCCGGGAGCGCCCCGGATCCCGCGGCGACCTTCATCCGGTGCATCTCCGGAGGGCCGAAGGCCCCCGGCAAGGTCCCGGGCTACTCGGCCATCGTCGTCGAGCTACCGGCCTCGGCCAGCAGTGACCCGAGCCTCCCGGACCTCGAGGCGGACGTCCAGGCCGAGCGGAACGCCTGGACGGGGGCCGCATGGGGCGTCCAGCTCAGCAGGAACCCGGCCGCGGCCTTCCGGGAGGTCCTCCAGGGGATGGGGAACCCCCGGCCCCTGGCGGACGCTAGGCTCGACCTGACCTCCCTCCAGACCTGGGCAGCGGACTGCGATTCCCGGGGGTTCAAGTTCGACTTCACGTTCGGCCAGGACGGGGGCCAGGGGGAGATCGACGCGGCCCTCCGGATGATCTGCGCCGCGGGGCGGGCCTCCCTCTCCCGCCGGGACGGGCTCTGGGGCGTGGCCCGGGAGCCGAACCCCGCCACGGCCCTCCCCTCGGGCCACTTCTGCCCTCGGAACGCCTGGGGGTTCCGCGCGCCCTTCTCCTACGTCCCCCCCTTCCACGGGGCCCGCTGCTCCTTCAAGAACGTCGCCAAGGCCTATGCCGATGACGCGGTCCTCGTCTTCTCCCCCGGATACAACGCCGACGGCTCCGGGGGGAACCAGGTCGCCACGAGGTTCGAGTCCTGGAACTTCGACGGAGTGGTCGAGCAGGGCCAGGTGGAGAAGCTCGGGGCCTACCGGATCGCCGTCGAACTCGCCCGCGCGGAGCCCGTGGAGTTCTCCACGAGCTGGCAGCAGATGGCCGTGACCCGCGGTGACGTCGTCCGCGTGGCCACCGACCTCCTGAAGGATTGGGGGCTCGGCCAGGCCCGCGTGAAGGAGGTCCCCTCCACGAAGCGGCTCCTCCTCGACGAAGCCGTCACGATGGCCGTGGGCGGCACCTACGAGGTCCGGGTCATCAAGTCGGATGGGACCTCGGCGGTCTACCCGGTCGTAACCGTGCCCGGGGAGTGGAAGGACATCTCCACCACCGCGGTCCATGGCGCGGCCCCGGACGATCTCATCTTCTTCGGGGAGACCGGCAAGGAGTCCATGGCCTGCGTGGTGCTGAAGGTCGAGCAGGCTGGGGATCTCGGGGCGAAGATCACGGTGGCCCCGCTCGGGTCCGGCATCTACGACGCCGGCGCGGGCTCGACGGCCGATTCCGGCTCGGTGGCGCCCGCCGCCCTCTCCAAGCCCACGTTCCTCGACGTCCAGACGAAGGGGGACGTCGTCGTGACCCTGAGTGGCAAGTGATCTGGATCGAGGGGCGCTTCCGGGAGGTCCTTGGCGACTCGCTCTGGTCGCCCTGGGTGACGCTCGATCGCCTTCCCGGAGGGAGCACGCAGCTGCCCTTCCCGGACCTCGTCCTGGGACACACCTACGAGATCCAGATGCGGCAGGCCGACGACGAGACGGGGGAGACGACGGACTGGGCGGTCTGGGCCCCTTTCACCGTCCTGCCGCCGGTGGACCGCCCCGCGCCCCCCACCGGGCTCCGGGTGGAGTGCAACACGGAGATCGTCTGGGAGCCTTCCACGGATGGGATGGCGGTCGCCTACGAGATCCGCCACGCCCCGGACAACTACCCCCACTGGTCGGACATGGTCCCGATCCCGGGGGTCCGTTGGCCGGGCCCCCCCTTCCCCGTCTGCAACGTCCCCAAGGGACTCCGAACCATCGCCGTCGTGGCCGTGGACGCGAAGGGATCGAAGTCCGATCCCCTCTACGCGATGTTCAACCTCGGCCCCTTCGACGATGCGGAGCCGGTGGTCGGCCGGGAGACGGCCCACGCCCCGGCCTTCGCCGGGATCCGGGTGAACGGGAGCCTGGCAGGCGCCCTCCTCGTGGCGGACGTGGACGCATCGAGCCCCGCCGACACTGACGACAACGCCCCCGCCTGGCAGGACGATGACGCGGCAGCCGCCTTCCCGACCACCTACAAGGAGATGCAGTATGTCGTGCGGGACTACGACCCGGGGAGCCTGAACGGCGGCTACGACCTCCAGGTGGACCGGGCGGTCCTCACGATCGACGTGGGGATCGTCGCCGGTCGGAACTGGCGCGTCGAGTACCGCACCCACGACGCCCCGGCCTGGTCCCCGAACGACCTCGATCCGGCCTGGAAGGCGGACGACAACTCCCTCGCGGATCATGGGGTGGATGACGACTCCCCGGCCTGGGGCGCCGCCACCGATCCGGCCGATCCGGCAGACGACAGCGGCCCCGCCTTCGACCAGTACGCCTGGAAGCCCTGGCCGGGTCGCCTGGCCCGCCCCTACCCCGAGCGGATGGACTTCCGGATCGTGTTCCCTGCGGGCCCCATCCGCGCGCAACTCTCCCGCTTCACCATCCGCGAGACCCTGCCCGACGCGCATCCCCTCCCCGGCGGCAGCGCCACCGGAGATCTCCATGGGCCCTACCCGGCCCCCGACGTCGTCGCAGGCCACTTCAACGGCGTCCGGATTCCCCTCGGATCGGCGGTGGAGGGGGACTTCCTGCGGGTGGTCGGCGGCAAGGTCGGAGGCGTGGCGATCTCCGCCGCCTACGCCCCGGCATGGGAGAAGTTCACCTTCAACCAGGGGTCGTTCCATGACCCCGGGGTGCAGAAGACCGTGAACGTCACCCCCATCCTCGCCGGGGACGCCATCTTCGCCGTCGTGCTCAAGCCGACGATCGAGTGGCAGGGGACGGGGATGACCGCCATCACCGGATGCCTCGGGGTCGTGGCCATCCCCGACAAGTATCTCCCGGACGTGGATCTCGATGTGGCCCCGGGCGCGACCGTCTTCTACTCCACCTCCCTGCTGGGGATCGAGAGGGTCGGCTCCGGGAGCGACTTCCTGGTGCTCAGGCTGACGACGGACGTTGGGCCGCTCAACAACCTCACCGCTGGCTCTGTGGATGTCTGGGTGCTGCGCTCGAGGATGCCTTCCTGAGGAGGTTCGCATGCGAGGTTCCGTGAAGACGGCGCTGATCTCGACGGCTTTCGGCTTTCTGGGTGCGCTCCTCGCCGGCGGAGCTGCCGTCGCGGCCGGCTTCCTCGCCTGCCCCCAGGCGAATGGCACCTCGATCTTCTTCGGGAAGTACACGATCGCCCCGAACGAGTTCCTCCAGGCCGATACCTTCGCGGGCGGGATCCGTGGCAGCGCGAACGTCGGCCCCAAGACCCCCTCCTACCTCACCCTTGGCACCGACGCCACCCTGACCAACGAGCGCGTCCTGACGCCGGGGGCCGCGCTGACGGGGACGGACGGCGGCGCCGGCGGGACCTACGGCCTTGACGTGGCGACGGGCGGAGTGACCTACTCGAAGATCCAGAACGTTTCGGCGACCGACAAGGTCCTCGGCCGCGCCACCGCGGGAGCGGGCGTCGTCGAGGAGATCGCCTGCACGGGCGCTGGCCGGGCCCTCATCGACGACGCCGATGCCTCCGCCCAGCGGACGACGCTCGGGCTCGGCACCCTGGCCACCCAGAGCGGCACCTTCTCCGGAACCTCCTCGGGCACGAACACCGGGGATCAGACGATCACCCTCACCGGGGATGTGACGGGGAGCGGAACCGGGTCCTTCGCGGCAACCATCGCGAACGACGCCGTCACCTACGCCAAGATGCAGAACGTCTCCGCGACCTCCCGGATCCACGGTCGGAAGACCGCCGGAGCGGGGGACGTCGAGGAATGCACCATCTCGGAGGTCCTCGACTTCATCGGGTCGGCCGCTCAGGGGGACATCCTCTACCGTGGGTCCTCGACCTGGTCCCGGCTCGCGGCCGGGACCTCGGGCGACTTCCTGAAGACGCTCGGGGCCGGGGCCAACCCCGTCTGGGCGACCACGCCGCACCTCTACGGCGGGCAGATCGACGTCTACACGAGCTCCGGCACCTGGACGAAGCCGACATGGGCCCAGTCCGTCCGGATCTACATGATGGGGGCCGGCGGCGGGGGCGGGAGTGGCCGCCGTGGGGCCGCCGGGACCACCCGTGGTGGTGGCGGCGGCGGGGCGTCCGGCAGCATGACCGTGGTCGAGATCGTGGCCTCGGACCTACCGGCGACCGTCTCCTACACGGTCGGGATCGGCGGGACCGGCGGCACGGCCATCACGGTGAACGGCACGGACGGTAACCCCGGGGTGGCCGGCTCGGACACCTACATCGGCTCCGGGTTCGCCACCTACCAGGCCGGCGCCACGGGCGGGGCCGCAGGGGGCGGGGGGACCGGCTCCGCCGGAACGGCAGGAGTGACCGCTTCGCAGTACGGGAACTGGTTCGGCCGGGACGGGGGTGCCGGGTCCCTCGGCGGGGCCGCCGGCGCTGGGGGGCGATCCTTCGATCCGGCAACCTCCAACTGCGGCGGCGGTGGTGGAGGTGGCGGGGGCATCGGCGGCACCGACGTCCTTGGATCGGCCGGCGCCGGCGGGGACGGCGCGCTATCGGCCATCTCCCCCGCGGGCGGCGCCGCCGGCATCTCCGCGGGTCAGAACGGGAACCCTGGGACCGACGTCACGCTCCTGAACACGGTTCGCGGCGGCGGCGGCGGCGGGGGTGGGATGGGGAGCAAGACCACCGCCGCGGGGACCGGTGGCGCCGGCGGGAAGTGGGGCGGCGGGGGGGCCGGCGGCGGAGCCTCCCTGAACGGCTTCAACTCCGGCGCCGGCGGGGCCGGGGCCAGCGGGATCATCATCTTCATCTCCCAGTAGGCGAGGAACCTCATGAAGTTCTGCCAGCCCCACTGGGACAAGCTCTCCGAGGCCATCAAGGCCCGGGGGCTCTGGCATCTCGTCGCCCGATCCGGCCAGGAGGCCACCTCCCGCATGAAGCAGGAGCTGGCGGGGACCGAGACCGATGCCACCTACGACCCGCTCATGTCTTGCCACTGGAAGATCTTCTGCCGGGCCCTGCAGCTCGGCGGCCTCTACCTCGTTCAGGCAGACCTGTGCCCGGTCTGCGAAGCGCTGGTCCGTACCCCTCTGAAGCCTGACGGGGACCCTGCGAAGGAGTTCCGGTCGAAGGAGGAGCTCGAGGCCTACTGGATCGACGGCCCGGCCGACTCGGAGCTCGCCTACGCGAAGGAGAAGGGCATCGTCCCGACCCCCGGAGTCCCCGAGGTCTCCGGCGGGTAGCCGGCCGCGCCCCCCTCCCTGCCGCGCGGAAGCGGGGGGCCATCTTCGGGGCCCATGAGCAGCCTCCCCGCCCAGAACGGCTACGCCAATGCCATCAACCAGGGCGCCCGCAAGACCTGGGTCGAGGGTCTCCGTTCCTTCGTCCGGGAGATGCTCGGTGGGGCCGACGAGGAGAACCTGGTCCTGGCGGCGGACACCATCACCCCCACCGTGGCCATGTGCACGGTGGATACCGAGGGGGGCGCGGCCACCGACAACCTCGCCAACGCCCTCCAGACGAACCACCCCGAGGGCCGCCCGCTCCGGATCCGGGCGTTCGACCCCGCCCACGTCGTGACCATCAAGCACAACGCCGGCGGCGCCGGCCTCTTCCTCATGGCCGACGGCGTGGACTTCGTCCTGGACAGCAGGAGCGAGTTCATCGAGTTCGTGCGGGACGGGAACAACTGGCAGGAGAACTTCCGCAGTCGCGCCAACCGCGTGGCCCGGGTCCTGGACATCACGGCCGACCGGGTCGCCGTCCCCTCGGACTGCGGCCGGATGCTCACGAACCGTGGCGCCGCGGGGCTCGTGAAGTACACCCTGACCGGGCTCCCCGTCGGCTTCTGGTTCCGGATGCACGTCGTCGCCGCCCAGAACCTCCGGGCCGTGGCCGACGCGGGGGAGACCATCCGCCGCGGGGCGAACGTCTCCGCGGCCGCCGGCTTCATCCAGAGCAACGTCATCGGGGACTCCGTCGTCATTCAGAAGATCTCCGCGACGGAGTGGCAGGACATGGGCGAGTCCCCCGGGGCCGCCTACGCGGTGACGTAGCCCAGGAGATCCGGCGCCATGGTCCCCCTCCTCGCCGACGCCCAGAGTCTCCCCACCGGCCTTCCGTCGGAGAGCGTCTGGGGCGATTTGGCGCGCCAGTGGCCCGTCCTCGTGCTCTTCATCCTCGCCGTGCTCGGCGTCCTCCGCTTCGCCCTCTCCTACCTGAAGGGCCGCGAGGAGCGCCATGCGGCGGACATGAAGGCGAGGGAGGAGGCCCATGAGGCGGTCGTCCTCAAGATCATCGATCGCCACGATGTGAGGCTGGCGAAGTTCGACCAGCACCTCGAGAAGCTCCAGGAGACGAACGCGGAGGCGATCCGGACCCTCGGCCGGCTCGACTCGACGATGACCCTGAACACCGACGCTCTCCGCGCACGGTCCGAGGAGTCGCGGGAGACGCGCCGAGTCCAGGAGAGGACCCAGACGGTCCTCCTGAACGTCGAGCAGGTCCTCCGCGAGCACGCCAAGGGCTGAGCCAGGAGGCCGCCATGGACGTCAAGATGCCGCAGAACGGGCTCGTGGGAGGGCTCTGGAACGCCGTCGTCGGCCCGTCCGCGGGCGTGACCAGCTCCGAGTTCGCCGGGAGCGCCGCCGTCGGGACGATCGTCGCCCACCTGCCCATCAAGGACGAGACGAAGGCGTGGATCCTCGCGTCCCTGGCCGCGGTCTACACGGTCATCCGCGGCATCCACAAGGTGGTGGATCTCTGGAAGGGCCGCCCCGGCGCGAACCTGACCGCGGGCGGCGAGAAGCCGCTGCCCCCCTCCTCCGCGGCCTCCGCCCTCCTCCTCGCCGGGGCCCTCGGCCTCGGCCTGTCGGGCTGCGCGTCGGGCCTGGCGGGCTCGGCGACCGCTCCGGCGGCCGGCGACGGGAGGCTCCGGGACGTCATCGTCCAGACGACGATCATCGGGGTCCCCGGGGCGATCGGGCCGGACGGGAAACTGCTCCCGCCCACGGTCTCCGTCCTCATCACGAATTCCGGCTCCGGGACCACGACCCCGTCCTCGCAGGGGGCGACCGCCACTCCGACGAACACGGTCTCCCCTCAGGCGACCGTGCCCCTGACGGGGGGCGCGGGGCTCCCCATCAGCCTCGGCGGCGGCGGCCGCGGGGCAGAGCCCCCGAAGCCCTCCCCGGGGCCACCGGCCGAGCCGCCGAAGTAGCCGTGTTCGCGCGGGGGGAGACGGTCCTGGTCGAGGCGTCGGTGGTCACCGACGCCGGGGGGACCGTGGTCCTCGCCCTCAAGTCCCCGGCCGGAACGGAGGGGCCCCCGCAGGCGGTCCTCGCCTCCTCGGTCCACGCCTGGCCGGAAGCCGCGCCGCCCGTCGCCGGCTGACCCATGGAGCCCGTCGAGAGCCTCCGGCGGTTGGCCGAGGCCGCGCTCCCCCTCCCCGGCGACCAGAACCTCATCGCCCCCCTCATGGTCACGCGCCAGTGCTTCCGATGTGCCCGGCCCGAGGCCCACCGGCAGGTCTGGGACAGCGTCTGGGGGCGGATCCTGCTCCGGTGCCTACGGTGCGGCCGGGAGGTCGAGGCCGTCGTGACGGGAGGCTGAGGCCGTCGGACGGGGGGAATCGAAAGGGCCCCGGGGAACACCCCGGGGCCCTCGAACCGCGACAGGGAGGTCAGGGGAGGCCCTTGCGGGCCTCCCCCTTTCACCTAGCCGACGAGGTACGCGGCCAGAGCCGCCAGAGCCGGGCTCTTCCTCCGGTCGTCCTTCGTGTGGAAGGTGTACTCCACCTCCCTCAGAAGGGCCGTCGCGGTCATGTCCTTCATCTCCGCGATCGGCACCCTCATCTTGCGAACGTACGCCCAAGACCGTCCGTACCGACCCTGCCTCGCCTTCGCGAGAGCCAACCACGCGAGGTAGACCGCGAGGTTGCGGGCCTTATCGGCGCTCATGGGCGCCTCCTTTCCGCTCGGCCTTTTGCCGAGCCATGCGGCCGGGGCCAAGTCCCCGGCCTATTCCTGTCTCCCTGTCGCACCGAACGACCTCCGGGACTTTCAACCCGGCCCGTCGCTCGGCTCTTCAGATGTCAATCAACTAAGAACAGTCTAGCACGGTAGACGGTACCGTCAACCTAAATCAGGAAGAAATCCGGCGGGCAGTGGAGGGGAAGACCCGGCCTATATCACTCTGTCATGCCATCCGGAACAGGTTGATTTCCCCTTGACGGTTGCCGGTACCGTGGTACACTCATACAACCAAGGAGGTGCCATGAACGCCATGAAGGACCACCTGGACGTCCGGGAGGACGAGATCTTCCTCGTCCGGTCCCTGCGCATGCTGCTGCTCCCCCAGGAGGCCGGGGGCTACGGCCTCACGGCCGCCACCGTCGCCCGGGCCCTCGGGATGCACCCGAAGGGCACGGGGGTCACCGCCTGGACCGGCCGCTGGAACCCCCGCGCGAAGCGGTGGGAGGGGGGCCGCAACCTGCCGTCGGAGATCGGGCCGGTGAAGAAGGCCGCCCTCCGCCGGTACATCCACTCGAACTTCACGAAGTGGGGCAAGGAGTTCGAGAAGGGGGTGCCGAAGCCGCCGGCCGCGAAGTAGGATCCGCGTCCGCCGGGGCGGTGCCGCTCGTCTGGAAGAGGGGTAGCTCCTTTCCCCCGAGGCCAGGCTCGCGCAAGGGTGGGGCCCAAGACCCCGCCGCCGCCCCGGACTCCGCCCGGTCGCGAACCGCCCCGGGCCCATTCCGCCCCGGAGCCCGAAGAAGGGCGGAATCGAATGCCGCCATAACCCTCTTGGGACAAATGGGTACGGGACCATCCGGCCCAAGCGTCTAAAGAGGCGGTACCATGGTGCCGACTGGTTCAAGCAAGTCCCTCCTTGACACTGGCCCCCCGCGGCGGTCATTCTTCCCGCTCGATGGGAGGCCGCGCAGGGAGGGAGGGAAGGATGCTCATGAAGAAGTTCCGCGTTCTCGTCATCAGCGAGGGGGGGCACTACGTCAGCCAGGCGCTGGAGCTGGACATCGCCGCCCAGGGGAAGACGATCCAGGAGGCCATCGCCAGCTTCGAGAGGACCATGGACGCGACGATTTCGATCGCCCTTCGTCGTGGAGAGGTGCCGTTCAAGGACATCGGGCCTGCGCCGGAGTGGTACCAGAAGAAGTGGCTCGACGCGATCCCGATCGACCGGCGGATGGACTTCAGCAAGAAGCTGTCCCATCAGCCCGCCAGCAAGAGGATTGAGGCGGCCGAACTGGCCATCGCTTAGGCGGCCGCCCTATGTCCTACCCATTCTGTCGGGCGATGTCGTTCCACGAGTTCTTCCAGGAACTCGCTAAGCGCGGCGTGAAGTGGCAGAAGACCGGGAGTTTCTTCGAGCTCGAACTGGCCACCACCAATGGCATCAGGTGGGTGCCCGTTGAGGTGAAGGATCTGGAGGCCCGCGTTCTGCCTTCGCTGCTCCGAAGCACCTGCGCCCGGCTGGGGATTGACCCCGCCGAATTCGGCTTCGTCCTGGGTTAGCCGGTGCCCCCCGCGCCTCCTGCTCCGCCCCCCTTCACGCTGCAGGACGCAGGGCAGATCGCAGCCATCATCCTCGCTGTCTGCGCCATCGTCGCCCTCGTCCAGATCATCCTGCTGAAGCGCCAGCTGGACCTGATGGAGCAGGACCTGAAGACCAGGAACCTGCGCGCCTCCAGGGAGGCGGCCCTGAAGTATGGCGAATGGTTCACCAAGGAAGTCCTGTCCCGCGGCTCCATCTTTTTCGCCAGCGCGGACGCTGCCAATCTCAAGCTGAAGGAGCCATTCACCATAGGGAACTTCTCCAAGGAGAGCCTGACTCCCGAGCAGTACGCGGCCGCGAAGAAGCGCAAGGCGCTGAACGGTTGGTACGAACTCACCTGCGTGATGGAGGTGGTGGCCGCCGGATTCACTTCGGGCGTGGCTGACGACGAGACGGGCTACATCATGATGGGCCGCGCCTACTACGGAATGGTCTGGGTCCTTTACGACACCTACGTCGTGCTGATCGAGGAAGAGGGCCGTCCCTCCTGCGCCGTCACCCTGCAGTTGTTCGAGAGGTGGAAGGCGAAGATGAGCGCCGAGGACCTTGACCATGCGAGCGAGGCCCTTCAGCGGCAGCGGGAAGACCTGTTCCGCCGTCGGCAGGCCATCAAGTTGGCCGACCTCACCGCGCCGGGCTCGATCCCCTAGGCCTCGAGGAATAGCAGCGGCCGGGCGCGCAGGGCTCCGCCCACGAACTCGATGAGCCCGAAGGTCCGCAGGCGCCCGCGAGCGTTCCGGAAGGAGCTGCCGCCGACCGTGTAGCCCGTTTCCTCGGCGATCGTCTCCTGCGGCGCGGCCTCAGGGTAGGCCCGGAGGATGACCTCGAGGAGGCGCTGCTCGGGCCCCGGCAGGCATCCGAGGACCTTCCGATGGAGTTCCTCGGTGGTGAGGGGAACGGGCTGCTCGTGCGCCAGGTCCGCGCCCTCCTCCGTGAGGAGGATCCCCTCCCCCTCGAGGCGGATGAGACCCTTGGTGTGGAGAGCGCCGCGAGCGTTCCGGAAGGAGCTCCCGCCGACCGTATAGCCCGCGAGGAGGGCGACGGCGGCCTGCTCCGGCTGCTCGATGCCCACGCCCCGGAACCAGGCCACTGCGTCCAGGATCTTCTGCTCGGGCCCCGTGACGCCCAACGCCTCGCCGTCCATGGCGCGAGCCTCGTTCACGGTCGGGGGACGAAGTCCGCCGGGGCCCTTGACCATGCCATCCGGGCGGGCAGCCGTCCTCACGAACCGGCCGACGTCGGCGGCCTTGACGGTGGTGGCCCGTGCCCCCGGCGCCGGGGAGCCGTTCCGCCCGGCCTTGGCGATGGCCCCCATCAGGTCCCGCCCTAGGCGGTCCACGGCCGCGGCCGTCTCCTGGAGGCTGGCCGCGCCCCGCTCCAGCGTCCCGGCGACCTCCGCGAAGTGTGCCGCCTGCTTCCCGAGGTTCGCGGCGCATCGGTCGAGCTCCGCGAGGACATCCTTCCCGAGCACGGGGACCTCCACGCGCTGGACCTCCGGCGCGGCCGGCGCCGGCTTCGCGGCGACCTCGCGCCGGAGCCGGAGGACCTCGGTGCGCAGCTCCCCCACCGTGCGAGCCTCCTCGGCAGCCTCCTTCGGGAGGTCGGCCAGCTGGGCGAGCACCTTCTGGACCCTGGCGCGGGGCGGCGGGACGGGAGCCTCCCGCTGACCGGCCTTGGGGTGGGTCGTGCGGACCTCCCCCACCTGGATCTCGAGCACTTGGTCGGAGAGCCCGGGCCCGAAGGCGAAGAACCGCCCCGGCGGGAGCCCCCGCAGGCGGGCGACGTCCTCCTTGCGGGTGAACCCTAGCTCCTCGGCCGCCCGCTTCATGTCCACGTCGAGGGCGGCCCGGCCGATCAGCTTGACGTTCGCCTCGGCCGCGGCATCCTTGGCGAGTTTCGACAGGCGCTGGGTGGCGAGCACCCCGCAGTAGCCCCGCTTCCGGCCACGGGTCATCAGGTCGATGACGGCGCCGGCGGACTCGGCCTCCCCCTTCTCCGGGCAGAACTGGTGCGCCTCGTCCACCACGACCAGGACGGGGTGCCAGAGGGAGCGGGGGGCGTCGATGAGGGCCTCGAGGAAGAGCCGCACGAAGCGGACGCGCTCGTGGTGCTTCATCTCGGAGAGGTCGATGATGGCCGAGACCCCGAGCTCGAGGAGGCGGCGGGCGAGCAGGGGAGCCGTGCGCACGTCCGCCAGGGTGTCCCCGCCGCGGGGGGCCGCCAGAACGTAGTCGTACTCCTCCCGGAGGGTGTGGAACTCCCCCTCAATGTCCAGGATCAGCTGCTGAACGCGCCCGTGGGTGCGCTCCAGGATCCGGCGCAGGAGGAAGCTCTTCCCCCCTCCGGAGTTCGCCTGGGCGAGGAGGCGGGAGACGATCAGGACGTCCAGGTCGATGGCGACGTCCGCCCCATCAAGGGTCTTCCCGAGGATCGGCTGGCCGGCCGTCATGCGGTCTCCTTGAGGGTGAGAGCCTGCTGGAGGTCCACGGCCACCTGGCCAAGGGCACCCACCGGATCCCGTCCGGCGTCCGGGTGCCCCATCTTGCCGAGGCGCTCGAGGTACCGTCGGGCCAGTCCCTCCTCCTTCGCCACGAGCCGAGCCTCCACCTTCGACTCCACTCCGAAGAACTCGATCCACGCCCGGGGCAAGTAGCCGATCGTGTGCTCCAGCGTGACCCGGTAGACGCCTTTCAGGGGCTCCCCGGTGGCCGCATCCACAACCTTCAGGACCAGGGGGTCCGCCGGGTCGTTCACGATCCGGATCGCCCGCTCGCTCATGCCTCGCGGGCGGTCCCGACGGGAAGACGACGGGGAGGAATGTCGGAGGTCCTTGGAGAATAGGGATTAGGTGGGACGCTCTCGACGCTCTTACGCCCATGCCGGGCAGCCCCGTCGCCAGCACCGTCATCGTCCTTGGATGGAGGGGGCGGTGCAACGCCGACCCGCTCGACCGGCCCCTGCAACGCCGGGATCAGGTCCTCCGCCCCCTCGTTCAGCCTCTTCGCCTGTGCTTCGGCGTCCCCTCTGGCAAGATCCCAGCCATGGGCGTGGCCGCAAGCCCCCACGACGTAGAACCCGCGCGCGGGGTAGATCCGGCAGACGCACTCGGTGTCCCCGAAGACCGCCCGGAGGTCGAAGCATGCCTTCCTTGAGGGGAACCGCGGGAGCCGCTCCTGAGAGCGCGCCACACGGAAGGGGGCGCAGGCCGTCACGCCGACAGCCCCACGAGGAGGCGAGCCACGACGGCCGCCGTCGTTCCAGCGAGGAGGATCCCCGCCGCGGCGACGAACCACCACGGCATGGGACGGGGCGCGGTGAGGGGAGCATCGGTCGGGTTCATCGATCCCTCCAGGTGGGCGGCGGTTCCACGGCGAGGACGACACCCATGAGGCGATCGAGGCTCTCCAGCATGTCGAAGACCTCCGGGCCCCGGCGCCGGAGCTCCAGCGCGCCGGGGCTGAGGGGAACGTCCGGAGTTGGCGGGACCACGACGATGTCCCGGCAGTCGAGGTCCTGGCGGACCGTGAAGCCCGCGGCCGAGACCTGGTACCAGAGGTCTCCCAGCTCCTTCTGGACCCGGATCCGGGTCATGAGGGCGCGCCGTTGGCGCTCCCTCATGCGGCCCGCCGGAGGGTAGAGTGCAGGCGCCCCATCAGGGGACAGGGAGGTAGGGGATGAGACCGGCGATCCATTTCGCGGTCGGCATCGCAGGAGCTGTGGTCGGAGCGTTTGGTCTCCTTGCTGCGCGAGCGGCGAACGATAGAGCCGCTCGATCGTTCGCGCTGGAGGAAGCAAGGGGAGATGCCCTTCGACTGGGCCAAGCCCGTGCGGAAGCGGCCGAGACCCGAAACGGCGAACTTGAATCCAGACTCGTGCTGGAGTCGGCGGCCCTGAAGAAGATGCGCGGTGACTTCGACATGCGGAGCCAGGACCTGGTCGCCTCCCAATCGGATCTGCGCAAGGCGGAAGATGAGATCGAAGCGGCCTGGAACACCGAAGACCTCCGCAAGTACGATCTCTTGCTCTACTTCGCTCCGATCGAGAAACAGATCGCCATTGAACTCGACCAAGCTGAGACGGCCCGGTGGGAATTCTCCGAGAGGGGAACGAAGACGCGCATTACCGAGGAGGATCTGAAGAGCCTCCGCAGGAGGAAGATCCTGGCACACCTGGCGGCCGTCGCGTTGCCGGACCTGAAGACTGCCATCGATCGGGCGGATGCGAAGGCCGCGAGGTCCATCGTGAGGAGATGGTCCGACGAGGCGGAGGACTACCTGCGTCGGGCAAAGGCGCTCGACGAGGAGAGATAGGTCGGTCACGCCGCCCCCCGGCCACGATCTACGAGGATGGTGAGAGAGACCGGGCGCGAGCGGAGGACGGAGCAGAGCGCGAAGAAGTCCCGGATCGAGGGGACCCCGCCGAGTTCCCAACCGCTCACGCTCTGAGGCCAGGGATTGTTGGCGGAGAGACTCCGGAGCCCGTCCGCCAGATCGCGCTGGCTCATCCCGGCCTTGACGCGAGCGGCCTTGACTGCCGGGCCGTGGAACCTACGGACCTGCTCTACTCCACGAGATCCATGAGGTCCACCATGAGGTAGGACGCCAGCTCGAAGGCCTGGTTGATGTCCGGCTTCGAGCCGCCCGTCTTCTTCCACTCGTGGAGCGTGGACGTCGTGACGTCCGCTCGCTGGGCCATGTGCTTGACCCGGAAGTCGGGGCGCCGGTCCTTCGCGGTGGCCCACGCTCTGGCGAACTTCTCCGGCGACCAGTCGGGGACGGGCCTTGCCGGAACGGGTGGTGCCTTCTTGGCCAGGGTCGCTGCCTCCGGGACGGCCATCATTTCTACCTCCGCGAGCCTTGGTCACCAAGGTGAACCTCCATTGCCGCCGCCAGTATGGGGTAGGTGGTTTCAGGCTACAAGGGAAAACCATCAGAATTTTTTGATGGACATTTCCGACGGGCCTACCTATCATCCCCAACGGCTGGTATACGAATGCTGAAACGCCCCCGAGGGGACGGGCCTCACCGCCGCGCACCCCGCGCGGCCCCCCTGGGAGGTAATCGGCACCGTAGCCGCTAGGACGGACGGTCACGGGGGGCGCCGTGATGAAGGGTCGTAGCGAAGGGGCTGGCGGTCGTAGGGAAGGGGCCTTCCCGCCCAAGGGCGAGGAGAGGATCCCCTCGCCGGGCGATGTGGAAAACCCTCCTGCCGGGGTCGAACCCACTTCACCGAAGGAGAGAACGCTGAGGGGCCCCGGATCTGTCGGGGAATCCTTCCCGAGGCTCATCTACTCGGCGCAGGCCCTGGCCCGGGAGATGGACCTCTCGGTTGGCC